GCTTTTTTTATTTCTCTAGTCATCTCTTTTTCAGTTTTATTCTTTTGTTTAAAAAAATTATTCAACTGAATCACTCATTCCAGATACATAACTTTCTTCTAGCATTTCTCTTTCTAATGCTATTTGTTTTATTTCGGCATCTGCTACATCATCTGTAACACCTTGCCATTTTTTGATGAATGTTTTTCTAGACATAGCTTGTGCATTTACTTGTTGTAAATCTAATGTCTTTTCTTCGTCTTCATCTTCCTGTAAAGGATAGTTATTTTCGACTGTAACAGTATAATCAAGCTGCGGTAATTTCTCTATTTGATATACTTCTGTAATTTCAAGTATTGCTCTTATTAGCCATTCTAAAGCTGGTCGCCATGCCATCATCTTTTCTTCACATCTAGTAATAAGCTGCCAATACAGTGCTTTCATAGTTTTGCCTGATGTCATCATACCTTTTAGCTCGTCATTACTTAACATTGGTATATTTAACATCTCGTACATATCTGACTTAATACGTTTTAGAGAATTTTCTATCTTGTCTCCATAACCAAAGTCTGTCGGTATTGTACCTAGTGTAGCTTGTTTCCCTTCTGCTGTAGGGTCTGTTGGTACGTCCCAAAATGCTCCAGGCTTTAGTTGAAATTTTTCAGATGCTTCTGGGTCTATGTCGACACCATAAATAATCCTATCCATACCTTTTCTAAGTGTGTCTACATCTTCTGAGGATAGTCTGTTGTATTGAATTTGATTATCTAAAAGCTCTTTTACATCGCTCTCTCCAAATGGGTCGCCACTTAGTCCGTCATTGATGATTACATAGCAAGGAATACCGCTTAATTGCAAGTCTACATCTACATTTATAGGTTCTATTAATATCCCATTACCATTGTAGATACCTTCATTTAATATGCATCTTCCATCTACCATTTCATACTTTTGCTTCCAAATACGTTGCTTGTCTTTTTCAACTTCCTTATTTGTCTGATAGAAGAATATTATCTTTTTAAGTTCGTTAGGATTTTCCTCGTCACTCTCATAGATAAATTCCAAGCTAGGTAAAAACATTATCCTAATCTCTTTTGTATCTTGGTTAGCATATAATTTAATAGCAGCTCTTTTACCGATAAAGCAGTCTCTAGCACCTTTTACAAGTTTTTCTGAGAATAGATTATCTTTTAATATTTTATTTAAATAAAGATTTATTTCTTCAGCTTTATCTTTATCAGCATCTGTATCATTTTTAGGTTGAATGTATAACTCTGGAGTCTTACCGAATAAAAATCTAGATTCTTCTTTTATAAGCTTCTTAATCAGATTTGTTCTTTTTTCTGTCTGTGTATAGTCTTTTTCTTCTGACTTGTCTATAAAGTTTTCTCGACCTTCATATATGTCATACAGTCTTAGTATATCGTTCATTTCTTGTAATACTGCCGAGCCATATAATCCAGTAAGTTCAGCAGTAACAAACTCTTGATAACTATTAAGCATCTTGTAACCTCCTTTCTATCTACTATTATTTATTCTTACTTTTCTATTCCCAACTGCGGTAAAGAAATAATATCTCATTTGGTCCATACTGTGATCATATTCTTTAACTGGTTTATCTTCTCCAGTTTTGCTTGAATCGCTATCCCATGAATAAGATGCTATCTCTTTTAATGTTTCAACACAATCTTTATCAATTAAAAGTTTATCTTGAGTCATAAAGCTAGCAGTAAGTCTTATTCCATCTAGCACATCATTTTTAGCTTTTTGAACTCTATATCCCCTTTTTCTTAATTCAGCAATAAAAGAAGCTGCAGAAGGGTCAACAATTATTCTCTTAACCTTATAATCACCGATAAACTTTTCTAAATCATCTGCATATTGTGTATCTGTCTTTTGTATTCCTTTATCTCGGCCACTGTAGTAGTATTCATTAATTAATACATGCTTACCATCTATAGTTTTACCCCACAAGCCAAATACAGTTGCATTTTGAGTACCATAGTCGCATGATATATAATATTCTTTGTATGAAAATTCAGTAGCATCACAAACATGCTTTTCTTTATCAAACATAGAATATATAATTCCTTCTGCAACTACCCATAAACCTAAAATATAACGTTTAAAGAATACTCCAGAATACATAGATTTATATCTATTTTTTATCTTCTCAGATAATGATAAATTGTCATCCATTGTAAAATGCAAATATAAAATATTCTTTTCTTCTTTTTTATCTATCCAATTAAGTTTAAACCAATGATATGGTCCATCTGGGTTGCAGTTAACATTTGTACCCCTGCTTTCGCAGTATTTCAAGGGATTAGACTATCTCTTCATCTTTCGCAAGATGTTAGGCACTTCCCATGCAAGAATTTCACTTGCACAGTACAGGTTTCATAACCATATCGTTTTTAGTAATAAAAAAACGACTTAGGCTGTTTACCTTAGTCGTTACACCTTCAAAGAGTTTTCGCTCTAAGCTTGGCACGGTATTGTCTTATTAAACATATTTCCAATCTGTAATAGGTTGTTTTGTTATAGGATGTTTGCCAGCCGATTTTCGTTTCCCGTTTATACATTCGCTTACTTTACAGCCATTATTTATACCGCAATATCTAGCTGCTTCCCTTAATGAATCAAAAGTCATATTCAATATATCAGAATGTACTTTTTTAGATTGATAAGCATTTGCACCCGCACGTTTCATACAAGATTCTAAAGAGTGCTTTCTCCCAGTTTGAGATTTGCTCATTTTTTCTTTTGTCTCATTTGATATATTATATTTTCTAATTATAGTATCATAATGTTTTGTATTTAATCCATTCTTACATGAATCGTACAATTTAATATAATATGCTTCTAATTCATTTAATTTGTTTTCTATGTAATCACGTTCACCTTCAATAGTTTCAATTATACTTTTATCAAAGCTATCGAATCCAAATTTACTTATTTCTTTATATATAGGACTATTTTCGTATTTTGATTTGTATTCATATTGTTTCATTCTACGTTCATAATCAATAGTTCTTCCTATATATATTTTCCCTCTCGGAGAAACTAACTTGTAAATATATCCCTTCATTTTTAACAACCTCCTTCTATGTATATCTATATTATAACATAAAAGGATTACAATTAAAACCCATTTAACTTAGATTTTCACCGTTAGCAATAGTTTTCACTATTACACCTCGCATTTACGAGTTCACCTAATTTTCAACTATATATCACTATATAGTGTGGCTTAATTCAACCAAAATTTACTGCCCTCAACTGAACAACGTCCTGTTGCTTGATTTACAAAACTCTCAGGCATTAATGCAACCTCATCAAAGAATACTCCAGCTAAAGTTATACCTTGTATAAGATCTTGGCTTCGTTCATCTTTACCACCAAAGATATAAAAATAATTTGTTTTATCTCCTTTGGTTACAATTAACAAGTTATCAGCTCTTTTATCCTCTGTTTTATATCCTCTTGATTTAAGCATTAGCTTCAACCAAAATAAAACATTCCTTCTAAATGAGCCTATTGTCTTACCACACATCCCAAAGTTTTGACCGTTGAAGTTTTCCATTGCCCATAAAGAAAAGCTTAATGACATTGAAATAGTTTTACCGCTTCTTATAGCTCCGTCAGCTATAATTCCATCTTTATCATGTACAGGTGAAGCTGGTAGCCACCAAGTTAGCACCTTTTTTTGTTTTGTAGAGAAAGGACTAAATTTTATAACCGCTTTTTTAATTCCTAAGTTTCTTGATGATTTCATTTTATTAACTTTACTTCTTGCTTCTGAAATACGTCTCTTGATATTAATCATCGTTCCATACCTCGTCAACTTGCGCATTTAAAGCATCTATAAATCCATCATCCTCGACAGGTCCTTCATCTCCACCTTGTTTTAATATAGCAAGTTCAGTTTTCATAACTGCTATATCTAATTTAGCTTCATCTACATCAAATTTATGTAATAAATCAATAGCTTTTTGTTTTTTCTCTTGCACTCTAGTTAATGCTTCTTCTATATTTTGGATTTGATTTAAAGCAGTTTCAAATTCTTTAAGATCTGTATCCGCATCTTTTTCAATGCCTGTTTTGTAAGACTTTAATGTAATTTCTTTGTTTTTTAAATCAGCTATCCTTTTAAGCATTCTTCTTTCTCTGACTGTCAGTAGTTGAATTTCATGAATTAGTAAATTTCTTTTTTCTATCTCTATGCTATCAACTAATTTAATTTCGTCATCTTCTAAAGTGTCAAAGAATATACTTTCAAATTCTCCTGTTGTGACCGCGTTTTTATTATTTGGCCTTGCTTGTAAGGGATAAGATTCTTTTTTTAATCTAGAATTAGCTTTTTTACTAGCTTTCCTAGTTTTTTTTGCATCTATTTTATTTGTCGTACAACTTTGTTCTGATTGTTGTACGACTTTGTTCCATTTATCTCGACTTTTCCAAACTGCTATTACTTTTTCATCTTCATTTAGCATACTAGCAATTTCTCTATTAGTTATATTCCCATTATGTTGTTTATATATCTCGAGAGCTTTGTCTCTACTTGGGCTTCTAGCTCTTGCCATGCATCACCACCTCGTTATTTTCTAATTTATCTAATAATTTATTTCTATATCTATTATCATTCGTTAATCTAATAAGACTTTCTATATCTCTTTTACTTAGCTTATCGTCAATCTCTCTTTTTATAGCCATAATAACCAGTATCTTAGCTTTATAAAAATTATTTACATGTGTATGTCCGTTTTCAAATTTCTTGTTTGTATTATGTACAACGAATCCGTCACTACATCTATAAATTGAATACTCTTTTCTTTGAAATATTTTTCTACTCATTTAGATCAACTCTTTCTTTACACAACAAAAGAGCCCTTCATGGGCTCCTTTTCAAATTGAGTATGAGATTAAAATCTGTTTCTGTTGTTGTATGATAGTAATTACAATTAGCAAGCTACAGGATTCGAACCTGTATCACATGGGGGAGTGATTTCCATTACTTGCACGTTGCTGAGGTTTTACCCCCAGCTATTTCCTGTCATAACTAAGCTGTTAATTATATACTTAATACTTAGGGAGGACACAAGTCTGTGCCAAGAAAAAACCAATGTTTTAAAAAAACTGTAGCAATTATACTAGTCAAATAGGTTACCAGGCTATCTGACATTCAATAAGAGTTCGTAAAGAAAACAACCTTTATATTTTCCTATAATACAAATATACTATAGTTTTCCGTCTAAAAAAGGAACTTTTACGGAAATTATGAGGTAACTTTACGGAACTTTTACGGAAATTATATAAGTGATTTTATTTTATTAATTATATCGTTTCTCATAATTCTACATTTTTTATCACTATATCCTATTTCCTCCCCTACATCTAACCAGCTTGGTGCTTTTTTTCTGTTTGAAAAATATCTAAAGCTAACAAGTCTTTTCTCTTCTTCTTTTAACAATTCTAATGCATTTTCTATTTTTCTAATTTGTCTCTCTTTTTTATGTATCTTATTTTCTATTTCTATTATCTGTCTCTCTTTTGCAAGTACTTCATTTTCAACTGTATTGCTTATGTTATTTGTTTGTCCTGTTCTTTCGTCAGCATAGCTAATAGCTTTGCATCCCTTGTAATCTATTTGTAGATACTCTAAATCTATTTTTAAACTGTTTAGCTCTATTTTCATAGAATTATAATTGTATAACTTACCTTCTGCATCTGAAAATGTTTTATCTTTTTCTATTGTTTTACTAGCCATGCTCCCACACTCCTGTTATAATATTATTAAGGAATTTGTCGGAATGTGAAAGCATTCCTTTTTTTATGTCAATTATTTGTATCTTACATATATAACTTACTTACTATCCATGCTCCAATAACAATTATGATTATTGCATCTGCTATTGCTCTATTCATATTTTCCCCCTTTTATTTCCTATTCTTCTGGAATAGCTACCTCTTGGCAACTATATCCTAATACCTTAGATATTGAGCAACCTTCGCAGTCATCTTGTTTAGTACATTCTTTTTTTAATACTTCTAATGCTTGTTTTACTTCTTCCATTATTCTTCCTCCAATTCCTTTTCAGCTAATTTAATTGCTTCCAATGTGCTATATCCCTTTTCTATGTATTTCTTAGCCAGTTCGACTAATTCTTTGTATCTTGCTAATATCAATTAATCATCCCCTTTTTAGTCTTTGTAATTGTTCCTTTTTCATTATTTAATATTAAACTCCTCTTTCATATCTTTTAGTTCATTTATTGCATCCCTAAATCTCATTTCTAACTCGCTCGGACTTTCTAATAATAATTCTCTTAATCTTTGTTTAAATAATTTTCTTTTTCTTTCATTTTCTGCTATTTTTGCATCAAATTCTTCTGGATTAAGTCCAAAAGCACTAGAGTGATCTGTTTTTTTATTATTCATAACATATTTATCTGCCATATATATCCTTTATTCCTTTACATTTATTTGTTCCATAGATACTCTAGCTGTTCTTCCTCTGCTATCTCCTCTATCAAAGCTTTCTCTTTCTATAAAAACAAATTCTTTTGTCTTTTTATCAACTGCTATGTATAATCCAGCTTGTTCTAATAATCCTTTTAGTACTGTGCATATCATTGTAACAGCACTTTCCATTTCTTCTTTGTTCATATTTTTACCTACTTAATCCTAACCCTCAAAGCTCCATCCATTTTCACCTACTATTTCTAATATTTCTTTTAGTGTATAATTTTCAAACGGATGATTCATAAAATAAACTCCATTTGATATATCTTCATTATCAAATGTATAGTTATATACAGACCAATCATAGTTTTTTGCTTCTTCTTTGCTCATATCATCTATATCTTCTATATTTTCAAAACTTATAAAATCCCAACCGCATGGATGTATTAAATCTCTTTTAATCCCTTTTGCATTTTTATAGTTTACATATATCCCAATGTGAAATAACTTAGATGCTTGATATACTTCTTCTAAATATTCATCGCTTAGAAACTTTAATTCTTTGTTCATATTTCCTCCTAAAAAAATGTCAGTTGTTCATAATCAACTTGTTTTATTTCTTCTTTTTCAAATTCTTCTGCTGGATCCTTCCAACTAATTCGGCCGCATGTATAGCAACAATTTTTCGTTCTATCACAATCTTTGCAGCATTGATTTTTACAAATTCTATTTAAATCAAGTTCTTCGTTGCTTTCTATTTGTTCCAGCAGCATTAACTCTTTTACCGAATCCATTCTCTCACATCCAAATGGTGTCATGTTGCCACATTCAAATTCCATTTTACAACTCCGTTATTTCTACTATTATTTCAGACTTCTCAGCAAACTGTTTCTTTGCTATCACTTCATGAATATATCTATCGTCTCTCCATGCTATTCCATTTAATCCGTCTAGTACTGCCTTGATACAATTATCAATATCCTTTTTAGTTGGTCCTATTTTGTCATCTAGAGCCTTATTTCGTTGTTTCTTGCTATAACTTTTCGGTACTTTGAAATTGAATAATATTTCAACTCTTAATTTCTCACCTTCTAATCTAGGTCTGTTTCCGTAAGCTAAACTACATGTTGTTTCAAAGTTATGTGTTTTTCTAGGTGTATATACTTTTCCATTCTTTCCAAGTCTAGGTCTTTCTTTTGCTATTGGTTCTCCTGGAATAAGAAATCTAACTTTGTTTTTTTCTGTCATACTTACATTTCTTATAGCTTTATATGCTGTGTTATCTGTATATCCTTCTCCATTTTTATTTAGCTGATATCTCTCCATATTCCCTCCTATTTTGCTGTTCTGTATGGTGCTAACATTGTTACTAATTTATGTACTAATATTTCTTTGTCTTTTGTTATTTTCGCCTCACTGTTTATCGCTGGTCCTCTTTTTTCTTCTGCACGATATTCTTCTCTACAAGTATCACTGCAAAATCTTTGATTTGCTCTATTGCTTGTATATTCTTTGCCGCAATACTCGCATATTTTTTTATTAGCATTTTTTATGAAATTTATTTCCCATGTATTTTTATATGGAGTGTCTTGTCTTATAGCTGATGCTACAGCTCCAGCGTATATTTTCTTGCCATATACACCTGTAAGATACTTCGCTACTGCATTTTGGCCTGTAAATTCTAATACTTCTCCAGTTTTTATATTTTTCACTTCGATTATATTTTTTTCCATTACTATTCACCCCTTTTCTTTACTTCTTTTGTTTCTAGTGATTTCAAATAGACTTGCAACTCCTCAGGACTTAATTTGTATTCTTTTACTTTGCTGCATTTTTTCTCGCTTTCGTAATTGCCCTTTAACTTTATTTCTCCAGCTTGCAAGAAGAATACACCACCGTTATTATGTCTTGGTTTTATTTTTTGAACTGTCACCTCGTCATGTTTTTTTGTTTCTTTCTTTAGGCATCCACAACTTTTTGTTATTCTATGTTGTAGATTACTTTCTCTTACTACTGTTGTATTTCCACATTCACATTGACATTTCCAGTATCTTCTGCTTTTTTCTACATGATCTAGTTCTAATACAACTAATTTCCCATATATTTTACCTGTCAAATCTACTACTTTTGGCTGTCTAGTAAGTCCCATATCCTTTATGTATTTTCTTATAGTGCTTTTATCTCTATTTAGTTCGTATGAAATATTCAAAATGCTTAATCCTTTATTGTATAATCTCTTTATCTTTTTTCGTTCTAAGTCTGATAGTCTTGTTGCCATTTGATTATCCTCCCTTTGTAAGTTATCCCGCTAATACTTTCTTACTATATTTTTTATATAATGCATCCTTAACTTCCCCATTATCTTGTAATACTTCAAATAATTTTAAATAATCATCTAATACATTTTCTCTAACTATAAGCATTTCGTTATTCATTTCAGCTTTCTTTAACATTTTAGGGAATCCAAAGTAATCACTAACACATTTATTTACTACTGTATTTGCTTTAATGTAAGATACTTTCTCTTGTTTTAGTTTTTCTGGAAGATAACTTTGTAATAGCTCCATACATTCAAGTTGATGTTTTTTATCGCCTATTCTGAATTGTAAATCTCTATAAGCTTTTTCTACTTCAATGAAATATTTTCTAAATTCTCTACCTTTGGCATTTCTTTGTATCATTGCTATTTCTTTAGCCATATCTAATTTAAGTATATAATCATCAAGTTCTCTAACAGCACCATTATTTACAACTGTGGAACTTTTCACACTTGTATAATCTACATCTTCTTCAAAACCATATGCTAACATTCTTTCAAACCATCTTGAAAATCTATCTGTTATTTCCAATCCTTCATGTAAATCTCTAGCTGATACTAATTGTTCTCCATTTTCAATTCTAATTAAAGTATCCATGCCCTCAGCTCCCTTTGTATTATTTTTATTTCCGTCCATCCTTGTTGATAGTATTATTTTATCATACTTTATCATACTTTATCAAGTATTTTAGATTTATTTTTATGCGAAATCATGATATAATACCACCAAGAGGTGATATTATGAAAAAGAAAATTGCTATAACTCTAGATGAAGAAGTTTTAGAAAAACTAAAACAATATGCTTCCGAAGAAGATAGAACTATATCAAGCCAGATAAACAAAATACTGAAAGACTTTTTAAAATCGATAGAAGGTTAATCACCTTCTATCTTTTGTTTTATATGATATTTCTTAATCTATAGTTGTTTTCTATTCCTCTAGGGAATGTTATTATATTATTTTGAGCCATTTCGACAATTCGTGACCCAACAGCCTCATCCCACATCAATATCTCTTTTAAACTTTTCTCAGTTGATATAATCATCGGTTTACCTTTTAAATATCGAGTATTTATAACTTTATATATGTATTTTCGGTCTGCTGATGTAACTTCTCCCTTTAGAAAATCATCTAAAAATAGAACTCTTGGATTTATATATTTTTCTAATTCTCTGATAAACTCTTCTTCGTTCATACTTACTTGTTTTAGATTAGTCAGCATTGATATATATTCTTTATACACACACCCAACATTGTTATTTATAAGTTCTAACATGGCCCCGATTCCTAGATGTGTCTTTCCACTTCCAGGATTGCCGCATAATATTAAACTTGCATTAGTTTCTTTTTTTAAGAAGTCATTAATATATCGTAAAACCTCGTTCTTTGCCTTTATTTGCCATTCCTTGTTAGTTTTAAAGGAATTAATCGTCTTTTGTCTAAAAACCTCTGTAAGGTTGCTTAAGGCTAATTTTTCGATACTTTGTCTTTTTTCTAAACAGCTACAAGGCACAGCCACTTCATATCCATCTTGTATTTTAAAAATATATCCTCTATCTTCACATTTAGGACAATCATATTTTGCTGGTTCTGGAGCATGTTTTTCCAAAGTAGCTTTTAATCTATCCAATAAAACTGCATCCATTTAAATTACCTCCTTATAATCCGAATTTTTCATCTATTTTGTCTAGAAAATCTAGATCTTGTTTATTTAATTCATCTTGTTGTCTAGGTTTGTTTTGTTCTTGTTGCAATTTGTATGCTTGTAATTGTTCCATTGTGTATATGTTATTGTTTGTCCAGTTGTTGATTATACCTTTTAGATAGCCTAAGTTAGTTTTACTTCGCTCTGTACATATCTCTATTGCTCTTTTAAAAAGTGAATAATCTATGTCCTTACTTATATCTATAAGCCATTCTGATGTTACTCCATTTATTACTCCTATATTATTTTCATAGAGTTTAGCAAACTTACCTACCAACTTATTATTTGTATCCTCTTCTATATATGTAGGTCTATCTCTATCTCTATCTCTATCTCTATCTCTAATTATGGTGGAGATTTGGTCGGACATTTGTCCTGTACTTTCGGACGATTGTTGGGACATTTGTCCTGTTGTTTGCCCTTTTCCTTCTGATAATTGTTTCTTTTCTTCATCAATTCTTCTTCTGTAATTTCTTTTTCTATCTGCTTCTGTAGAACTTTTACCTATAAAGTCTTGAATATCTAGCATATAGATAGCTCCATTGTCTAGTATTTCTACTAATCCTAATTGTCTAAATATATCGACTGCTTTTTCTACTACTGCTACTGGATGCCTAGTAACATTAGCAAGCATTGTTGAGTTATATGGTATTCTGTCATTAAACATTAATTTCCCTGTATTTTTTAAACTTCTAAGATAAAGTTTTAAAAGTATGTTTGAATATAAATAACCATCTGGCATACTTTCAAGTATTATCATTTCATCTCTGTCAAAGAAATTATCTACTAATTTTAGATAATAATATTTTTGATTGTCGCTCATTACTAAGCCTCCTTATTTATTACTTTTCTAGGAAGGGGATTGCTCCCCAACCTAGCTACATATCCATTACTTGCTGTCCTTCTATTTGTCCGCTATCTTCTTCTATAGGTTCTTCTGTGTACTCTATATCTTGCACTGGCTCATAGTCTGTTAGTAGTTGTAATAGCTCGTCCACTTCTTCGAATTTTAAGTCTTTTAGGTCATATCCGTTACTGCTGCAGAAATATTCAAGCTTTTCTGTGTTCTTAGCATCTTCATGGTTATATAATCCTTTTACTTCTGCCATTGCTAATAACTTTCTCTTTTGCTCACTTGTTGCTTTACCTATTACTACTTCTTTAGTAGGTAATTTATCTGGTACTTCTTTGATTTCGCAACTATCATATAAACCTTGTAAATCTTCTGGAAATGCTTCTCTAAGTGCTGTAACCATAGCGCATTTTTTAAGCATTACCATTGGCATTGTTTTCCAAGTCGATTGACTTTTAGAATATTCCTCCAAAGCTACAGATGACTTTATAGGGAACTTTCTATCGTTTCTATGAACTTCACACCATCCACCAATTAGAATATCTTTTTTAAGCTTTACAGAACCTTCTATCTCTACTAAATTTCCATCACGTTCTACTATGATTCCACTTCTCATACCTTCAAAGTGTTCATTTCTATTTGCTCTTTTTACAAATACATCTTTACCGACTACTATGTTAGCTGGGCTTGTCCCAAATTTAATTAAATAAGCTTCATTTAAAAATGGATTAAGATGTTGAGCTTTACACAATTCGATAAACATTAATGTTTCTTGATCTGTTATATTTCCATTACCTCTGACTAAGTAATTTTTAACTGTATTATTGTTTAATACTTGTCCACCGTCTAATTTGTATTCTGCAAGTGCTAGTGCATTGTCATTTACTTGTACTGCTTTAGTCATGTTATTCACCTTCCTTATTTCTCTCTAATTCTTCTATATTAAGTCGTAAAGCATATAATAAACTGCTTTCATAACTGTCATGTTTTACTTGTCCTATTTTTTCATATGTTTTTATGTAATGTCTTTTAAAATCTCCTATTGTCATGTTTTTTCTGTTATTTAAAGCAAATTCTGCCCCTTCTATGAAACCTAATCGACCTTCTGGGTCGCTTTCATTTCTGTATAATCTAACTAGGAATAATCTTTGTTCTAGTGTTTTTATGTCGGATTGTTTTACTCCCTCAGATTGCAATTTTAACTTCATATTATCCCCCTCTTATGGTATAATTTAAGTATCTTATATTACATATAGTGTTTGATTTATAGCTATCTAGATTTGGTACCTCTAGATAGCTTATTTTGTTATGCGATAAAATCTAGGTATGCATGATCTAAGATGTCGTATAATTTTTCTGATTGTCGTTTATAAGTTTTGTATGCTTGATTGATAATAGCTTCTTTTTCTTCTGTTGGTATGTCAGTTCTTTCTGAGTTGTCTAAGAATATTTTGTAGTATACTAAGTAGTTTTTCTTGTCTTGAGCTTCAACAAGCTCTTTTACATCTTTGTAGATTTGTTCTTTACTCTTCATTTGTTATTCCCCCTTTATCTCCAGTTACATTTTGAGTTCATTAACTCTATAAGTTGCTTTACAGTCATGTTTGGATATTTACTTGCTAAGTAGTTTAGGACCTCTGGTGTACATTTCATCTAACCACCTCCTTTACACCTTCGATAACTGCATCTAATACTTGATGCATCTTTGAAATTGTGTATTCTGTGTCTCTACTTCCTGTTGATGTGTATAGAAATGTGTCGTTTGTTTTGTATTGGTCTATTCTAAGAGTTAGACTGTAAAATGGTTTGTCTATTCCTTTTAGGTGATGTAATCCTAGAAAAGCACTTATAAAACCACTATTTTCGTTGATGTATTCAACTTTATCAAATAGCTTATTTGCTTCTTTTCTGAACTCTTGATTTGTCATTTATAGTACCTCCTTTAAAGACTTCCCTAGTTTTCTTTTGACATATTTGTCATAACTTATTCTGTCTACTAGATACTTTCTCCCCATATGATTTACTGTGTATTCTCCTGTGCTAAGTCCATATCTTGCTACCTGTAAAGCATAGTTACGGCCACAATGTAGATACTCCTGTAATTGTTCTATTGTTAGATATTCACATGGTGCATAGTCTTCGCTATAACGAAATTTTTCAACGATATCAACTAAGTCAATTCTTTCTGATATTGTTTGAAGTAGTTCGCTTTGGTCCATGTTTCTTACTAACATCTTTTCAAATTCACTTGCCATACTTTCACCCCCTAATTATGTATGCTGTGCCACCAAGCCCCTAAAAAGAAGCCTATGTTAAATATGATTACTGCTGCTATGTATTTTGCTAACATGATGCCTCCTATCTGCTATAATCAACTACTGTGTTATTGCCTTGTTTTCTAAGTAGTGCAAACTTGTTTTGTAACACGTGAAACATTTTTATTTCTGCTTGGTATGGAGTTATGATGCTCCATTCTTCTCTAAAACCTCTAGCTCTTAATATGTCTGATACTGCTTCTACTTCTCTTTTGAAGAAATGTTCTGTTCCTGTGTATATCGCCATATTTAGTTACCCCCTAAATTAATACTTCTTATTTACTTTTTTCGTTTTCTTCTAGTAATTTTTCAAGATCTTTTTCTTTCAGAAGTTTTTCAATGATTTTTATTTCACCTTTACCAGTTACTCTTGTTGTTCTAAATGTGAATGTTCCTCTTGCTGTTTTCTTAGTACCTTCTGATACTTCTAAATAACCTCTTTCAACTGCATATTGAGTAGCTTCTGTTGAGTTTTTACATACCCAGCCCCAACTTCTCAGTCTTTCATATAATCTTCTTTCTCCTATAAGTATCTTGCTATTTGATTTTGAGATTGCTTTAGCAGTTTCTCTAACTAATTTTGTGTTTTGTGATATAGATATTTGAGTTATCACTCTGTCTTTTTCTGCAATTTCTTTTTTAGCATCTTCCAGTAATTTGTTTTTATTGTCTATTGTCTTTTGCGCTACTATTAAAGCTTTAGCCATTATTGTTTCATCATCTTCGTCTTCATCGTGTGGTATGTAGCCACCAGTTTTTCTAATTTGTTTTAATATTTCTTTTACTTTCTTTTTGAATTGTTTTGCTATTGGTTTTCTACTTTGCATTAATACCTCGTAAAGTCCATCTTCTGTTAAAAATAAGGCAGTATAACTATTAGTTAGAGTGCTTAATTGATGTCTTGCGACTTCTGCATCGTCTAAATCAGCATCTTTAACCATTTTGCTAGGATTGCTATGTTCTATCCAATTCGCTACATCTTTAGCTAAAAACAATGGATTTTCTTCTGTTCCATAAATTTTAAAATCTTGTCCCAAAACTTCTTGATTATAAATTACTTGTAATTCTTCCATATTTAATCCTCCTAATTATAAAAATCTGATTTTGTAACTTCGTTAACTGGTAATCCTAACTCTAATTGCTTGTTATGATCTTTTATTAATCCATCTTTTATAAGAAGTAATCTAAAGGTTTCTTTACCTCTAGGAGTTATAAGTGTTTGTGTGTCGCTATGTCCCCAAGCAGTTGTAAATTCTTTTAATTCAAAGTACTTCATCTTATTTGCATAAGGTTTAATTTTTCTTTTTTTATCTCTGTAGCATAAATTCTTTTGAATTAACCACTCTGTAAAAGTTCTTTCTTTTATTCCTAATTCTTTAGCAGTATCTCTTATATTTGTAAGTAAGTTGTTATCTACTAAAGCATCAAAGTACTCTGCTTTTGGAGCCATTTCTCCAATTACCTCTGATTGTTTCTCTATGACTTTTGTTTGTTGTTTATTTTCTAGTGCTAATCTTTCATTTTCTTCAACTTGCACTAATAAATGTTGCAATGCTTCTTTGTATGTAGTTGGTAACTTAGGTTTCTGTTCTTTTATGTATTGTTCCATTTTGTTGAATGCTTCTATATATTTAAGTTTCCACTGTAATGCTTTTGCTCCAGTAAATCCCATTACCAGTAAACTGAATCCATCTCTAGTAAGTAAGTATTCTTTGTACCATTGTTTATTTTGTGGATGTTGATATTTACTTTCTATAAATAGGTCTGCCGATTTTTCGGCTACCCCCTCTTTTAAATTTTCTATACATTCAAGTACATGTTTGTGTTGCTTTTCAAAATTATTAGCTACCTCTCTACTGCTAACTACTGGTTGACCTTCATATTCTTTTACATCTATACTTGCTACTAAGTTATTCATTTCGTTTATACAATCCATATTTCAATCTCCTTTCAATCAATATTATTAGTCAATGTTTTTATTAGTCGAATTTAATTCATCTGATTTACTAAAAAAAATATCTTCTATTGTTACTCCAAATATATCGGCTAATTTCTTAGCTTTGTCTAGTGGAGGTTTAGCTATTCCTAATTCATAACAAGAAAATGCTTGTCTTGTTACTCCTATTTTTTCAGCTAAGTCCCTTTGTCTATAATTGCCCTCTGTTCTGTATTCTCTTAGCTTATTCATCAAATCACCTCCAATCGAATTTAATTAGATTTTTTAATTATTAAGCAAATCTTATTGACTTGTTATACTTACATTATAGCAAATTAAATTAGCCTGTCAAGTGTTTTGACTAAAATTTTTCGATTTTATTCCAAAAAGGCGAGGAAAATTTGCATAAATAGAGAATATATAAGTATAATTAACTTATAACATATTTATAGATAAAGTGCATTTTAATGGAGGATAGGAAAAACATGTTAGCAAGAAGATTAAGAGAACTGAGAGAGGAAAATAATTATACACAACAAGAAATTGCTAGTAAAATAGGTTTAACAAAAGGAGCATACGGTTGCTACGAAAGAGGCATAAGCGTACCAGATGCCCATACGCTTTTACAATTAGCAGATATATTTGACGTTACCACAGATTATCTGCTAGGGCGTGTAGATAATAAAAAACCGTTAGAAGATATGTCAGGAAAAGAACATGATGCTATTAAATTAGCAGAACAATTAACAGATGAACAACTTGAATTAATAACTAAAATGGCATTTGGACTAATAAAAAAAGACTAGGAAATCCCTAGTCTTTTGTTTTATTTAATTCTTCTTTAGCTAGCTTTATAACTTCATTTAAATGTTTGTGATCTAATTTGTGATTTTTTATTGCATTTATTAATTTTTCTTTCATATTCCAGATTATTCCCCCTTAAATCATAGAACATACGTTCTAATTAATCGTTTACATATATTATATACTATTTTTCAGATATATAGTATATGTAAATTACAAAATATTTTGTATAGTCTTATTATACTATCTAATACGACCTTTTTGGAATATTTTAGTAAAATTTCCACATATGTAGACGGAAATTTCTGCTTACTTCCAATAAGAATCAAACAAATCTGTTATTTTACAATCTAAAGCCTTGGCTATATCTTCTAGCTGGAATATATTCACCTTCCTTTTTTCAGTTTCGTAGTTATTAAGTGCAGCTTTACTAATATTAGTTTTTCTTGCTAATTTTTCTAATGAATATCTCTTTTTTATTCTTTGTTGGTAAATTAGTATCTTCATACTATCATTTTTGTAGCATAATATCTATTTTATACTAGAAAATAGTGTAAATTAAATTGGTATATGCTACAATTTAAGAAAAAATGAAAACTAAAGAGGGGGATAATTATGGGATTATTTAAATCTAAAAAAGATAAATCTAATGAAAGACAAGTTATAACTTCTAAAAAAGTTTACAATTTAAAATCAAACGGCAAATATGAAATTGTCTTAGAAGGGAAATTTATTTCTATTACCGCTAAAGGAATTATGAATTCGATAAATAAAGGATTTACAGGTACAAAGAAAATCTGTTTAGATAATGTAACAGGAGTACAATATAAAAAACCTGGTTTAACTACTGGATATCTACAAATAATATTAATGGGTAGCCAAGAGGCTAAAGGCGGAGTTTTTAATGCGGTACAAGATGAAAATACTATTTCTTTCACTAAAAAAGATAATGAACAAATATTAGAAATTAAAGGATATATAGAGAACTATATAGAAAATAAAAATAACTATAGAAGTCAAAATATATCAAGTGATGCAGATGAATTAATGAAATTCAAAAAACTTCTAGATATGGGTGCTATAACTGAAGAAGAATATGAAAATAAAAAAGAACAAATATTAAAATTATAGATAAACATCAGGGCAGTTTTACCAGCTGCTCTTTTTAATTAGGAGGGTTACCAATGGAAAAAATCTTAAGTAGTTTTATACGTAAAAGAAATGACAAATATTATGTATATGTAGAATATATAGATGAAGTTGGCAAAAAGAAACAAAAGTCGCAAGGTAGTTTTATAAATAAAAAAGATGCAGATAAAAAATTAATAGAAGTTAAAAATAGTATAAATAATGATATTTATGCTTTGCCGAGTAACATTTCTTTTACAAATCGCTGTTATCGATATTACGATAGCAAGTTAGGGATATCTGAAAATACTATTGCTTGTGCGAAAAGTATCGTAAAAAAACATGTCGAACCTTATTGGGGAAATATGAAATTAAGTGACATAACTGTAAATAAATATCAAACATTTGTTAATTATGTGTTTCAAAAAGATTTAGCTTATCGTTCAAAACGAAAAATAATGCAATTATGCAATGCTGTGCTAAATGAAGCATACAGATTACAAGAGATAAATAAAAGGATTACTGATTTTATTATCTTTCCGAAGAACAATAAAACACACGAAGAAGAAATATATTCGATAGAAGAAATAAAACAGATACTAAACGCTTTAGAAAGTGAAAGTATATATTTTCAAAATACTATAAAGCTTTTGATTTATGGAGGTCTAAGACGTGGTGAGGTTTTAGGTTTAACATGGGATTGTGTAGACTTCGAAAATAAAACTATAAAAATTCAATACAATTTACAATACATAGAGGGCAAATATATCATGAAGCAACCAAAGAGTGAATCGTCAATAAGAAGCATCACTCTGCCAGATCATGTTTTTGATATGTTAAAAAAAGAGAAATTAAGACAAAATAAATTAAAATTACAAGGTTTAATGAAAGAAAAAGAATATGACACAGTATGCATAAACAGCAATAACAATTATTATAATCCGTACAATTTAGATATTACTTTTAAACGATTTATTAAAAGAATTGGGCTTGAATTTAAAAAGCTACATGCATTAAGACATTCTCATGTTTCTATGTTAGTTGCATCTGGTGTAGATGTAAAAACAATATCAGAACGCGTGGGTCATTCCGACATATCTATTACATTAAAAATCTACGCGCACGCTTTTAAGGAAAATGATAAGATAGCAGTTGGCAAAATTGACAATATACTAAGTCAGTAAATTGTCAGTTTTGTCAGTAAAAACTTAACTGGTCAGTAAATTGTCAGTAAGTTATTTGAAAATAAATAAATCAAAAAACACTGATATTTAAACATTGTAAACCGATTTAAATACTAATAAATCATATTTAATATATCTAGTAACTATATTATATTAAACTTATAGTATTAGCAATACCAACGTTTTAACAAAATTTCAAATTAAAATGTCAGTAAAAATGTCAGTAAAATTAACTTATCCACATTTATTATAACACATTAAAGGCTAGAGAATTCATTTCTCCAGCCTTATTATTTATTTATTATCTTCTGAGATATACTCCCCTAGCCTACCATTACATCATTATTAATATAGCACTTGCTACTCCAATTCCTAGATATGCAATGCGCCCTGTTATCTCCAGCATTATTTTTTTCATAGTCATTACCTCCTTCATTAGGATTATTAGCTGCGTCTGGAATATTTATACAAATTTCAGAAAAAATTTTTCAAATTCGCTTGACTATTGGTTACCAATAGTATATTATATAAGTATAATAAATAATAAGAAAGGGGTTAAGAAAGATGAAAAGAAATTTAATGAAAGAAGCTCATAAAATGACAAAAGAAATAAAAGAACAATATCCAGAAGTAGATTATCAAGCTCAATTAGGTTTATGCTTATCTTTCTTAGCTCAAGAGAGTAAAAAGGAAGGGGAAAAGAAAATGACAATAATAAATAGAAAAAAATTCTTTAATGAGGTTAATAAATGGGATATATATAAATATCTAGAAAATAACTTTACAAAAGAAATTACACATCATTCAGCAGACGTAGGAAAAAATATATATGAAGTAAGATTTTATTTAGACGAAACTAAAAAACATATATTTTTACATTGTTACCATGATGAAGACGGTTGGAGAGATTTCGATTATTTTGTAGGGGGTTTATTAAGATTTGTAAAAGAAAGTGAAGAAAATAAAGAAAAAGCAACTGAAATGTTTAGATATTTCGATTGTGTTGAATCAGAGTAAAGGAGAAATAACATGGAACAAAGACAATTAAAAGTGAGTTGTTGTAAAGCTGGAGGCAATGCAAGTAAAAATGCATTGTCTTACAAGTTAACTCTTCCAGTAGCATGGATTAAAGAAATGGGTATTAGTCCAGAAGATAGGGAAATAACAGCTACTTTTGAAAATAATAAAATTATAATAGAAAAGGGGAATAAAAATGAAAGCTTATAAAACAAGAACTTGGAATGATTACAAAATCTTAAAGGAGGATTCTATCAACACAGTTGATGTAAGTGAAATAGCAGAAGTAAAATTAGCTGAAAAAAATGGGGAACAATATATATTTGGAATAACAAATCATATAGATGATATATGGTGGCAAGGGTTCAAATTAGAATATGAATACGATGGTAGAGATTTATTCGAGTTATATCATCTATATAGAGAAGATTATATAATAAATAATCGTTAATTAATATTAATTTTAATCAAAATAAAAAGGACTAGAGTTATTCTAGTCCTTTTCTGCAAGCAATTTTATAATTACATAAATTAAGTTTTAATCCTTGTTTTAATGGATATTGCTTGCTCTTATATTATAGCACATCTTAAAAATAGAAGCTAGAAGGTTATATACCCTCTAGCTATTTTTATGGCCAGAGCTCCTATGTCTCTAAATTTTTACAAGGCTCATACGTCCTTAATATATTATAATATTATTTTTCAAATACTTCTACATATTTTGGTGATGCAGTGATATAAACTCCTGATTTTAGCTTATACATATCTGTTCCAGTTCTTTTTATAGTTTCTACTACAGTATAAGCTCCACCAGCAGTAACTTTACCTATTACATTAGCAGCATCAAAATCTGCTTTGCTATGTATGTTTATATCCTTTAGTATTCTAACGTACTTAGTTTTATTAGCTCCTTGCTTTTCTGCTATATAAGTTACTCCGAAATATTCACATACTGACTTACAAACTGCTTCAGCACATTTTTCTTGATGTTTTTTATCAAGCATAAGTTTTGCTTCATTCCAATAATCCATAAAACCATACTCGATTAATATTGCTGGCATTGTTGTTTGTCTAAGTATAGCTAATGTAAATCCACTCATATCTACATCGCGCATTAAACCATAACTATATTCATAGTCTATGTCTTTTTTAAGATGCTTAACTGCTAATTTTCCTAATTTTATAGATTTTTCAGAACAATTTTTAGTTCTTAATACTAATAACCCTTTAACTCGAGTTTGCCATTTAGCACAGCTTCCTATTGCATTATAATGATTTGAAATTAATATATCTGCACCTTTTTTATTTGCAGTATTTGCTCTAGAATTAAGTGGTATATCAGTTTTTCCAGTCATATCTGCTGTATACATAGTATTTATACCACATCTCTTTAGTGCAGCAGCTAGATATTCACTTACACCTCTGTTCCATTCATTTTCTTTGATGATCTTTCCTTTTGCTCTTACTAATTCACCATCTATGTATAAATTTTTTGACATTGGAACTGATTGTTTACCTTCTGTATGCATACCATGTCCTGCATCTATAGCTACTAAATATTTTTTACTCATAATAACACTTCCTTTTCTGAAAATAAAAGATGCTTAAAAAATCGACCTTCCTATCGACTTTCTAAGCGCCTTACCGTTATCTTATAAAGTATTTATACCTATTCTTATTCCCCAACTCCTGGAGTAGCATTATTGTTTAATATTCCCATAGCTACTAATATAGGAAGTACTGAATTGACATAATCTTGGAAATTAGCTGGAATAAAAGTTAAATTGAATTGTTGAGCAGTTAAAACTATAAGTGAAACCACTGATACCCAAAAGTATTTATTTTTTATTTGTTCTTTGATATTAAATTTCATCTTACTACCTCCTATTAATTAAATAAATTATTTTGTATTGCATAAAAGAAAAAACTAACCAATGCTGTTATAATTGCATAAGTTAGTTTGTTTAAGTTGCTTGCTAATTTGTCTATAGTATTGCATAGATTTTCTATTTTTACTGCCATTTCAGACTGTGTATTTTCTAGTTTGTCTATTCTTTCAGAATGTCTTTGCAGCCTTTCATCGTGTCTCTTTAGTGTGTCTTTTAACCATTCATCATTCATGCAAAATTCCTTTCTTATATAAAAAAGGACTGTAGCGCTACAGCCCTTTTTAAAATAGATTTAGTTTTTTTAATTATATATAGTTTTTATTTTTTTGCATTCTCACATTTTACATCTTTTTCACCCCCCTTACAGTTATTATACTATAAGTTGGTTTAAATACCATTTTTTAACTGCTCTATGATCTTACTTGGTATTTACTTGGTATTTACTTAGCAACTTAGTTCACAATATTTTTAAATTGCGAACTAAATGGGTATTAAAAAAGACTAGAAATTAATCTAGTCTAAAATTTCTATTATTTCATATTTATTATATATTTTATATGTTGGGTCTATAATAATCTCTTTCCCATTGTCTAATTTAATATAGTATTCATCTTTTGCTCCTACCCCAAAACTTTCATGTGAAGGGTCGTAATTTACTTTTAAAAGTTTCCCTGTGTATATTTTATTACTTTTAAAAAAGTTTTTTTCTAAAATTTTTAATAAACTTCCTATTTTCAACTCCATGATATCACCCCTTATAATTTATATTATATTTGATATTATTGAGTTGAAACAATATTTTTTTACATATATTGTTCTATAAATTTTATGATTTTATAAGCAATAATCTTATGCCCTATACTATTTGGGTGCACTTTATCAGCTTCGTATGAATCTCCATCTTTTCCATCTGGTTTAAAACAAAGACTATTGTGTGTATCATCCCAAGGTCTTAATCCACTTTGAGTATATAAATCAAGGAAAGGGATTGAATAATGTTGACACACTTCCTTTTCTGCTTTTAAATAATCCATATACCACCCGTCTATACCATATTGATTAGCATTTCCAGTACAACCATTTGGAATATTGCCATTCAATCCTCTAGGCGTACTACTTATAAAACCTATTGCTTTTGTAGGATATTTTGTGATAAGTGCTTGACAAATTAAGTGCATAACCCCATAAACGCTATTATTACTTGGTTCGTCTGTAAAATTTCCTAATGGCAATCCAGTATATGTAGTTCCATCAACAGTAAATGAACCACTTGTCCCATCATTCATATTTCCCATTATTAATATTACATCAGCATCTGAATTATAATTATTAATTCTATCAATAATTTTTGAATTTTTAACAAATCCGGCTCCACTAACTGCATAATTTTTTACACTACCAAATGGTATTTCTTCCATTACATAATCGACCCAGTTTTTTGATGCTCTTAAATTTTTATTAGTAATACTATCACCATCTACAATTAAATTTTTACCATAAAATCTATTAACATACGATAAATTTTTCTTTGTAATTTCTAGCCATTCAAATTTTCTAACATCTTCAACATCAAATTCTTCTACTTTTGAAAGTTTTAATGTTTCTAAATTGATTAAACTTAAATTTACTGTTATAAATGCTATGCTTTGATTTGTTATAGTAAATTCTTTAGGTTCATCAAGCCCACTTCCAGTAAATTGTGATATAGCATTTTTTTCATTATCATATCCAACATATAAAACCTGTGCATTAGTAAATTTTTTTAATAGTTGACTACTTATTTTATAAGTTTTTCCTGTTTCTACTGGTATATAATCGCTATGAGCACATTCAGCAGAAATAATATCGTTATCTTTAAATTTTACTATTCCTTTTGTTATTGTTGTTTTATCAAATAGATTAGGATTTTTAATTTGTGAAGGAAAAACATCAGTATTTTTTATAACATCAATTATAGTTTTATCTATTATATCTGACTGAAAATTTTTATCTATATTATCTCCTGTTATGTTCAACCATCCTAACGTATATTTTTGTAAAAATTCAAAATCATCTTTTAAAGAAATTAAAAAGTTATCTATATAATTAAGATTAAATCCTACTCTTATATATTGAATTTCTTCATCAGTAATTGTAAATTCATATGAATCAGTTGTATTATTACCTTTTAAGATAGTTTTTGGTTTTTCACCTTGTGCTACATATAATCCAACAAGATTTTTATTAAATGAATCATTTTTACTGTTAAAATCTTGATGTGATATTTTATAAGTTTTTCCTATTTCTATTGGTATATAATCTGTTATTCCATCTCCATTAGATGTAAAAGTTTCTGAATATGAATTATCTTTTGTGCCCCATAAAATTACATTTTCTGTAACTGTAGTAGCATCAAATAAATTTACTCCTATTTTAGGATTAATTTTTGAACCTGTTATAGAGTTGTCTTTAATATTTATAGTATCAACGCTATTTTCTCCTAATGTAAGACTTGTAAGTGTTCCATCGTCTATTTTTGCTTGAATTATGCTTGTTAATTGTTCATCTGTAACTGTAGCAGTAGGTATCTCAACAGTGGCAATTTGAGTTCCGTCATTTAATAATTTTAATGTTTGCCCACTCATACTCATTGAAATTTTGGATAAATCAACGTCACTTCCACCTATTTCAATTCCATTACCTAATAATGTTCCATCTTGCTTTTTGATATATACTTTTCCATCTGTATGTTTTGTTAATGATAAGTTCGCAATATCTTTACATTGCGAACTAACATCGCTTATACCTTCTTCCATTCTGTTTAACTCTGCTGTTGTAATTTTTTCTTTTGCTACCCATGTTTTTTTAGCAAAAGTTCCGTCTGCATTTGTAGAAGCTACAGGCTCTGCATAAGTAACAATAGCATAATCCGTTAGAGCCTGGTCTACTTCATTTGTTGTGTTAGTTGCTACCAATTCGGAAATGGGAGTTGTGCATGGTCTTTCTAGTACATGGAATTGTCCTATTACTTTTGGAATTGTTACTGCCCCGTCAGTATCATCGAACAAATCAAATACCAAATCAAAATCTCCGACTTCTACTTCTTCATCGATTAGATCTTCTGTTACCTTAAGGTGTATTTTCCCATTTTCAACTTTTGCAATTGCACTTGCTACTTCTACATTATTCGGTTTTATAACCGTTACAGCTGCGTTTATTGCGTTTGTTTTTTCTATTAAATCTGTACTTCCTTTAAAATTAAAAGAAGCATTTTTTACAGCAAAATAATAATGTACATTCTTATTTTCTCTGAATAAATATATGTCTTTATTTAATTTTGCTTGATTTCCATTTACAGTTATTTCATAATCATACTTAATCAAGTTAACATCCCCTTTCTATTTACTATTTAGCTTATTTTCTAATTCTTCTACTTTTTCCATTGTCTTCTTTAGTGCTCCAATTAGCACATTTACTAACTGAGTTTCCTCTATAGCTAGTGTTGCTTGATTTTTATATGCTTCTTCTGCATTAGTAATTAGTTGCCCGACCTTATTATCTGTTCCATCAGAATTTACAAGCATATCCTGAGCTATAGCTGATAGTCTTTTTTCGCTTTCTCCTATATAATTATAAGTCGCTAATGAGTAATCATTTTTTATAAAATTATATAAATCATCATAATCAATAGAAGAATTTCCATCTAAATAATCTATATTTTCTTTTAATGTTCTATCTGAACTTGTTTTTACCCCATTAGTTGCATATACAACATTCCAAAATCCATTCGTAGAGCCTAATCTTATACCCCCACTCGTGCTTGTAGGATTATAACAAGGCATGAAATAGGTATATTCATTATTTGCATCTCTTGTCAATTTAACCATTCTTGTTGAGTTATCATTTGGTGGCGTATATCCTTGTACCCCAAAATAAAGACTGTTGTTACTTGTAATAAGTCCTGGCGATTGTAAATATTCTGTCGCAGTTACTTTGCCAGGAGTTAATTGAGCATAACTTCCATCATTAGATTCTCCATATACTTGGATTGTTTTAGAACTATAAACACTACCATCTGAATAAATTCTAAATAAATATCCATCAGTTGCACCTTCTTTAGGTGCAGTGAAAAATCTAGCGCCTTTTATAGTTTTACCTGTTAAATCATCGAAAGTTATATTAGATGCATTTAAACTATTGGTTTTTATATATTCTCCGTTTAAATAAACTTTTCCATTTTGTAAATATATACCTTGTACTTGTCCGTTGTTTGTAAGAGCATTAAATATTGCTTGTTGTGTGTTATCAACTTTATTATCTACAAGATTTGCCATACCTTCCCAGGAAGTATCTACATAAGGTGTGGTTTCTGTTGCTGTACCATCACTATAATAGATTATAGATTTAGTCCATATGTAATAGCCTCTTTCCCATTCTGGATAGTTTGTATACCAAGTTGTTGGAGGGTCTATTTTAGATGTACTTTTGCCATATCTGTTACTTACTCTAGTAATAGACACACCTTGGTCGCCTTTACCACCTGGAGTACCTTGCTCACCTTTTGGTCCCGTTATACAAACTGGTTCTGATTCGCTTGTTGTATTATTAGAATATGTAGTTACTGTTTTTTGCCATATATATTTCCCACTTACCCAAGTAGGTTTTGTTGTGGACCAACTACCTCCTAATAACTGAGTAGGTGAAGTAGAAATATAGTAAGATATAGATACTCTCTTCATTGTAATTCCTGTAACTTCTACTACATGAGAATTTACATAGTCATCTATAGTCTTACCTTCTAAGCTAAAGTCTGTTGCATTAATTGTTACATTCCCATTTGAATCTATATAGAAAGTAGTATTTCCTTTTGAATCTATTACTTTTAAATTTTTAGCATTAATATATTGACCGTTAAAATAAAGTTTTCCATCTTGCATATATAACCCTTGTATTGTTCCATTTTTAGTAAGAGCATTAAATACTGCTTCAGAATCTGAACTGCTTAATTTATCGTCAATATTACTATTTATTTTATCATTTATTAAATTGTTTATATTTCCTCTTTTTGTATAATAATTTTCAAAATAATTTTTCAAAGTATCTTGATGCACATTTGTTGTAATTTCAATGTCGTTTATTTTGCAATCTACAGTTAAGTAATTATATAAAGCATTATATGCAGTTTGAAAATCATTGTAAGCTATATTGTACTTTAAGGCATTTGCTGTGATTTCAGCATATTCTTCTGCTATATCATCTAAAATTATTTGTAATTGCCTTTTTTCAGAAGGTATTAATGTACCATCTTCAAGTATTTTATTTATTCTTTCTTTTTGCTCGGATATATCAGTAGTCACATCGTCAATGTAGGAACTGATAGTTTTGCCTTCGAGACTGAATTCTGTTGCTCGGATACTTACATTACCCTCGCTATCTATCAGAAAAGTAATATTTCCGTTTCCATCTGTAACTGTTAGTTGTCTTGCATCTATAAAAGTGCCTTTGAGTTTCCCAGCATTGATTACATCAGCATTAAGTGATCCAATCAAAGCACTTTCTATCGCAGCTTCTTGAAAATATTCTGCAGCATCACTTATTTTGGTAGTTGTTGCACTAACTTCTTCTGAAAAATCCGTAGCATTTCCATAAGTATTAATCGCTCTTACTCTATAGTACCAAGTCTGTGAGCATTCTACCTCATGGAGAAAAGCACTTCCTTTCCCTTCATAAATCAAGTCAAATGCATTAGGGCTAAATCCTTGTTCTTGACTAGCATAAACTTGATAAGAATAATAAGGCTTATTATCAAAAGTCCAACTAAGAGAAACTGTCTTAAATCCGGCTCTATCTATAGTTACAACTGGAACCGCTGGCAATGTATTAGGATAATCTTTTTTATTTGTTTTATCTACAATGTCTTTTACTTCATCTTTTGTTACTGTGTCAGTATTATTTTTATTTATGATTGAGCCTAGTGTTGTCTTTGGATCACCTAATTCTATAGATATATATTTGTCTGCTAATACGTTATAAGTTGTTTTTATAACTCTAGCTTGGTCTCTTATTCCATATTTGCTGTTAGCTATATATACACTATCATCCATGCCTATATATTCTAGTTCAGCTAATCCATCTTCCTTGTATTCTTCCGTTTGGCTAAGCGGTTGAAATTCTATTTTATAAGTCATTTTAGGAAGGTCGCAGCTATTATCGTTGAAATATTTTTCAGCTAGATTTTTTAATTTTTCTTTTGTTGGAGCTTCATCTTCGTCAAATTTGTCTGAAAAATCCATCCATTGACTTTTTACTATATCACCTTCTACATATCTTGGCGATTTTACTCCTGTTTCATCAATATATAGAGTTTTTTCAACTTCATCTTCTGTATAAGTAGCATAAGGTTTTATAATATTGATTATTTCTGAATAATCTTCTTCTAACGTAAAGCCTGTGATGTTCTTCTTATAAGCTATAAGAGTGTTATCATCCTTACCTCTTCTAGTAAGTACGGATATTGTAAAGTTATCTCTAAGAAGCTTAGGACCATTACCGAATGTATCTATAAGAGAACCTCTTGTCCCAGCTATAGCACTCAAACAATCTGTTTTTCTATCCATGCTGTAGTTACCAAGCATCTCTATATTACTTTCTATTGTAAATCTACTGTCAGCATCAGATTTTTGAAGCATATGTTTACCAGCATTTTCACATTTTATATTTTTTTCGTTTACATCTTCATTTAAAGAGTTTTTAGCTAAATCAAATGAAATATGTTTTGCATATACAGTCACTTGGCCATTTAGAGGTTTTGATATTGTATCTATTCTAAAAAGCTGCCCTTTTAAGTTATCCGATGCATCAGCTTTTACAAGGTTGTCTTGTTTTAACGCATAAAAAAAAGAACCATCAGAAGGATATACGAGTGTTAACTCGAAATCTCCGTTTGATTCTTCTTCAACTTGGCAAGATATAGCATCTACCAATAAACCTAATCCGTTACTTTCATACGTTGTAAAACTGTTATCATAAATTCTTGGTATCACTATATCACCGCCATTCTATAATTTATTATTATTTTAGTAAAACTAGCGCCTGTTCCTATAGTCCAAGTTATATTGTTATTACCTTCTTCTAAAACAGGAAAATCACTATACATTTTCTGATTTGCATTTACTATTTTTCCAAGCGAATTAACAGTAGTTGCATTCATTTTTTCACAATCAAGTTGTATATGTCCTTCTAAGGCTTTTAAAACAACTTCTTGATTATTTATATTGATAGTTATGTCTCCTGTTGCATACACATCAATAACAGGCTTGGTTTTATATTCATCATTTTTTATTACAGTATTTTTAGTAGTTATCTCTACTGTTTTATTACTATTAGAGAATCTATAAGGCTTGCATCTGAATTGTGCCTGGAACAATCCAAAGTTTTCAATTGCTTCTTCTATGTCAACATCAGAATTATAAGTCCCTAATAGATAAAAACCCATGTCCTCACTTAATTGTATCTTTCTATTTGCTCCGTTAAGAAGGAATTTCTTTGCCCTTCTTGCTAATGCTGGAGTAGTTTCAACTTTGCTATTATTATTTACAAGCACACAACCAAGTGTTAATACAAAATCTTCATATCCATTGTCTATTGTTAGTGCTCCGTCTCTTCCTTCTATTTCAACAAACTCTAATTTTTTAGAAGGCGCAGAAAGGATATTACTTTCATACACCTTTATTCCATAATCTGTACTCGGTTTATCGTCTAAATATAAAACTATCGGGTCTTTATATTCTGTAAATTCCATTTCTACACCTCCTTATACTGTTAATACTTTTTTTCTTTTTAGATAGAATGCTAGGTCATTTGCTAGAGTTTCTATATCTATTTTATCATTTATACAAGGATTATTTATATTTATATTTATAGCATTACTTGTATTATTTTGTGTTGTTTGAGTTACAGCACCAATATTACCAGTTAATCCTTTAGCAGTACCTATTAAATCCATTGTAGTTGCATTGTTATTCATAACACCAACTACACTATTAGCTAGATTTTTAGCTTTTCCAAGTAAACTATTTTCCTCTTGATCTATCCCGACACCAATACCTTCTACTATACCAACACCGATTATATCTCGCATAATTTTACTTGGTGAATTAATCTTAAATCCAGCCTTGAATCCTTTTACTACTCCACTGGCAAAATTAGATATTTGAGTTCTAAGCCAACTTCCAGCTCCAGATATACCTCTCCATATACCTTGTACTATTTGTTTACCTATACTTGCCATTTTGCCAGGGATAGAATTAACTCCGTTTATTATTTTATTTTTAAAATCATTAGCTGCTTTTTGACCTTGCGCTCCAAATTGCGATGCAAAGCTAATTGCTTTTGATATACAGCTAGATAAAAATGACCATACTCGCCCTGGCAATGTTGATAATGCACTTCCTACTTTACTTACAAATTGACTTCCAGCTTGTTGTGCTTTCGCAATCATTTGCGATGCCCATTGAGTTGCTTTGCTGTAAGTATTGCTTAGGAAATTCCATACCTTTCCTGGTAATTGTTGAAACCAATTTATAGTATTACTTATAAATCGACTACCAGTTTCTTGCGCTTTTGATAACATATTACTACCCCATTGAGTTACTCTGCTATATGTATCTGTAAGCCATTTACCTATCTTGGAAGGCAATTGAGAGAACCAGTTTCCTATTGAGTTAATCCACATCGGTATATTTGTAGCAAAATAGTTATATGTATTAATTCCCCAGCTAGTTATGGCTCCTAATACAAACCCTAATGCATAGCCTACTTTTCCTGGTAAGCCACTTAACCACGTACCTATTGATGATATCAAATTGCTAATCCAACTTGATGCGCTACTATATACACTATTTGCCCATTGTGTTATAGAATTCCATAACTCTGTAGCTTTTTCTGTTACTGTTATCTTTATTTGTTCCCATAGTTCTGATATTTTACTTTGAATTTGAGGGACTATTTCCATAGCTTTGCTTAATAAAAATTCACCTAGTTTTCCTATTTCTTCACCTATTACCTCTAATATTCCGACAAATAATTCTCCAATTGCTACAACTATCTGAGGCAATGCTTGTATTATTGCTTGTCCTAATGCTATTACAAGTTGAATACCAGCTTCTATAATTAGTGGTAAATTTTCTAATATGCATCTAGCAATTTCAATAACTAATTTTACTGCAGCTTCTAGTAATGTTGGTAAATTTTCTACTAATGCAACTGCTAAGGTTGTTATAATCTGTGCTGCAGCTTCTATAATTAGTGGTAAATTTTCTAATATGATGTTAACTATAGAACTTAGTGTATTTGTTATTATATCAACTATAGCTGGTAGATTTTGGCTTATACCATTTACAAGTGCAGTTATAATGTATACTCCTGCTTCAATTACTTTTGGCAGGTTTTCGGCTATGATGTTTATTACTGTAGATACAACATTTACTATAGTTTCAATTAATGTCGGTAATGCTTGCGCTATACCTTGCATAATCATTTCAAGCAGTTTAAATCCAGCATCTAAAAATAATTTTACGTTATTACTCCACATTTTTAGCCATGCTTGGATTAATTGTCCTGCTGTTTCTATTAATTTCGGTGCTACTTTCAAGATTCCAGCTACTAAGTTTGATATTATTTCGCTTGCTTTTGACTGTAAAGCTGGTAAATTCTGATTAATCCCTTGAGCTAGGTTGCTAGCTATACTTTTACCGCTTTCTAGCCATTGAGGTAATGATGATTTTACCTTATCTAATCCACTTTTAAATGTATCTGCAAATTGATCTATAACTCCTTTTATACCACCTTTTTTATATGCATTTGGAATAGTTTCTGTAAAATACTTTTCAAGTGTACCAAATACATCCTTTGCCTTTTCTTTTACCGATTGCCAAGCATTATTTACAGTAGTCCTAAATGTTTCATTTGTCTTATAAAGGTGAATAAGTCCAGCGGTTACTGCAGCAATAGGTATCGCAAAAGCAAAAAATGTTGAGGTAGCAGTTCCTATCATTGCCACAACTCCGCCAATCATGGTCCAAGCACCATTGAGGGCAACCAACCAACCACTCCATAATCCTACGCCCATAGAAAGAGGTAATAATAATAATGTCATTGCGGGAGCTAACAATGCAACTACACTAGCTACTTTTGCAATTATTGGATGTGCTTCATTAAATTTTGCAATCCAGTCAGCTATTACTCCAACAACTTTCATCCCTACTTCTAAGACTTGCCCGGCAGTTTCTATTAAAGGCTCGAAAGCTTTTGCTAATTTGTTTTTTGTAGTATCCCATAGTTTTTGTAATCCTTCGTCCGCTTTCATAGCTGCACTAAATAACACTCCATAAGCAGCAATTGCGGCAGCTCCAACAATAGGAATTGCAAGTCCTAAGTTAGCAGTCCCAGTCGTTAAGTTTCTCATTATCAATCCGTATCTTACCATTGAGCCTTGTGCTGCTCTTACTGCAACTTTTTGAGCTGAATATTTTTTTATAACTCCTTCAACTCTACCACCTAATCTTCTATACCCACTTGATAGACGATTTAGCGGTGAAACTCCTAAGTCCATAGCTTCTGATAAAAGCCTAAATTGTCCTGGTGTAGATGGGGGTAATAACATCTCAGGTCTTATTCCATGGTCTTGTAAACCTTGCATACGTTGTGTTAATATTTGAGTTTGGTCTCCCATTAAGCTAGTCATTCTCGCGTTAAGTCTTATACTATTAGCTTGTGTCTGTAGCTGTCTCTCTGTAAGGCCTAATTGTCCTCTCATATAAATCTGTCTAAATGTATTGTCATCTAAACTTAGCGCGAACTCTGTCATTGCATTTCTCGCTTGCATAGCTTCTTGTGAATAGCTTCCGTAGTATCTTCTTGCATTTCTTACTTCACCTCTAAGCCTATACATTTCTTGATATGCTTCTCGTGTCGCTTGCGGTACTTCTCCGCCTAGCTCATATTCTAGTCTTTGCATTTGTCTTTCGAATCTTTGAGCTTCACGAGTTGTTCTACTAAATTCACTTCTAGTTCTAGATGCTGAACTTGTAATATCGTCAAAGGCATTACTTGTACTGCTAGTTACTTGTCTAACACTATCAAAAGCGCTTCTTGCCCTACTAGCTGAATCGCTTGTACTTCGTAATGCATCGCTTACTCCATTTGTAGCTTGTTGTGTATTTCTTAATGTATCACCCATAGAACTAGAACTATTTTCAAACTCTCGTAAACTTTCTCTAGCATCATCTAATGCATTATTCCAGTTTTGTATATCAAGATTTAAATAGCCTGTTGCAGTTCCTAAGTTTGTATCCGGCATTATTTAACCTCCTTTCTTTGTTTTTTCCATGCTTCTGATATAAATGTTTTTTTCTTTCCTGTTTCTTGGTCTATTAGATCTTCACTCCATCGTGGTTTTTTCTTTTCTTCAAGTTGGCATGATATATACATACAAGCTTCATCAAAGCAAAAAGCCACGTACTCATCTTTTATTCTTGCTATTTCACTTGGTAATCTTCTATATTTCTCCGACTGATTGATTATTCTCAATACGTTCTTGCTCTTTACGAAAGCTTTTTAGCCCGTCAATTCCAGCTTGAACATAAGTAAGAATTGTTGTTTTCATTTCTAGTGGTAGCGTTATACCTATTTCTTTTATTTCTTTATAGCTTGGATTTACTAATGTTTCTTCACATAAAAACTCTAATAGCTCTCCTAACTGTTTTAAAGCTGTAACATCTCCTTCTATAGTTGCTTTGTTTACAGTTTCAGTTTTCCCGTTAAATACTTCTGCTGCTTCTTGTAAAAGAGTATTAGGTATTTTACCTTCTGTTATAAAAGCTAGCATATCTGGTCTTTTTAGCTCAGCTATAAGTTCTGTTCCATCTTCAAACTTACCTAAACTTACTATCTGAGTTTGTTTTACTCTTTTTAATTTTTCTAAACTTGTTACTTGTAAATTTTCCATTATCTATTTCCTTTCATAATAAAAACCCCTCTAAAATTATTTAGAGAGGTCTATTTCATCTATAACATTATTTTCTTCTACAATCTTATTTTCTTCTATATCATTTGTTCATTCTGATACTGTATCATTTGGTAAAGCAGTTACTTTTTCTATTGTATAAGGTGCAGTTCCTTTCTCTGGTCTTGATTGAATAGTATATTCATTTGAATAATATTCACCATCTTTAAAACTTAAAGGCACTGATTTTCCTTTACAACTTGGGAATGTCACTTTTGAAAAGTTTCCAGTGTCTCCATCTGTTCCTACTTCTGCAGAATAAACTTCAACATCAAACGATGTTTTTGATGCATTTTGTCCTACTGGTGGCGCTGTATATTTTTTAAAAGTTTTTCCATCTGTATCGTATTCGATAGTACCTCCTTGAATAACTTTAAGAAGCTCAGGACACATTACATTGTCTTTGCAAGTTAAGTCATAACCAAGTACAGTATCTTTAGCTTCTCTATTTGCATATATTTCACCCTTTAGCTTAAGAGTTTGTTCTTCGCCTTCTGAAACCACTTCTTCTGTTGAAATTTCATCAGAAGTTTTGAAACTAAAAATATCAGTTTCAGTTACAACTCTAACCAATGATACATCTGATAGTGGCATTTGATTTATCTTTTTTACTGTAGCTGCCATATTTATCTACCTCCTTCTCTATATACATATCTGAAATACGAAAGTTTTGTATAATATGCTTTCATATCATTATCAATTTCTATTGCATACTTATCATAATTTTTTCTTAGTTTGCCGAATTTTTTTATTGTATTTTCAACTTGTTTTATATAATCCTCAACCTTTGAGTATTCATTAAAAGGATAAAATACCCATAACTCTATGCTTTCTTTTTTTAGATTCTTACTACTTGAAGTATCTTCTGTTCCAGCTTCATAAATCAATACAAATGGGTCTGTGCAAATTTTATCCTGTTGTCCAAGTGAGTACACTTTTAATCCGCCAGTTCTAAGAAATCTATATAAATCCTGAAACATTAACCTCACCTACCTTAGAAGTATACTTAGTCCAGACATAACCTGTGGACCTATTTCATTTATTGTTGGCATTATAATTGGATAAGGTCTTGTACCAGGGTGATTGACTTTTTTAACAGGATGACTAGCTCCTTGCCAATACAACCAAGGATTCCCTGTTATAACATGTGGTGATGTTCCTTTTTCTAGATATATCCCATAATTAACTCCGTGTGATAATGCAATACTTAATACATTCTCGTTTTTCCATTCCCATGATGCATTAAGTCTATTTCTAGCATCATGTGTCCTATCTGTCCAAGGTTTATTTACTCTTGCGTGATTTTGAAGTTTTGTAGCTGAGCTATTAGCATATATTTCAAGCGCTGCTTTTGTTCTATTTCTTTTTTGTTCTAACATATCCATTAACTCGTCAATATTCATGCTAAAATTACTCATCGTAGCTCACCTCTTGTAATCTCATATCCGCATAAATATCCATTTTATTTACATTTCCAATATCTTTAATTTGATATTTATAGCCATTTATATATATATAGTCATCTTTCTGTATAAGCTTCGCAGTCTCATCGTATACAACTAAAAAATATATACTTTTTTCTTTTATTACCTCTGCTTTATTTTGCAATGTTATACTTTGGCCATACTGATTATTTGATTCATGATATAAGCCTTCTATTTCACATACTAATTCAAGTAAGTCTGACTTTTCTCCAAAATCATTTGTGTAAGCTCGCTTAACCACTCCTAAAGAAGGGAGCTTTTTTATTGCTTTTTCAACTTTCGATTTGATTTTTTCTTTATTTATCATAAGATCTTACTTCCATTCGGTCTGTATTTTTTAGCAAGCCTTAACCAGTATTCTTTATTGTTCGGCAAGCTTAATCCCCCTGGTAAGGCAATACTATCATCTTCTGCTTTGGCTAGAAGGCATTCATAAGCAGTTTTATTTATGTCATAGTTATTTTTTTCTGCGTAAAATTGGAGTTGTTCATCGCTAAAAAAGGGAGAATCACTCTCCCTTAAAATTAGCTTTAGCATTTCTAAATCATCCATCTAAATCACGTCCTATTATTTTTTAGATTTAAATTTAGCTAAAACAACTTTAGCTGCATTTGATAAGACTGCAGTATAGTGTTTGTCAGCAGATATATCAGTTTTTCTTGCTAAAGATACTCTATCTGTTTCTACATTTGTATCTCTTTTTAAATATACAGTTAAAGCAGCAGTATCTTCTTCTGTTTCAGCGTCATTATTAAGCTTTATAATTGGATTAAAGTATACTGGAGTAGTTGATTTTAATACATAATCATTTTCTTTTGCATTTGGCAATGTAGCTTGTATTGTTGATAAATTACTAGATGTTACTTGCACTGCACTAGATGTTCCACTTTCACAGAAAGAATACCATTCATCTATTAATTTAGCTTTTTTAGTTGCTACAATTCTGCAATTAGCTATTTTACCTATTTCCCCATTCATAACCACTTGACCAGTATATTTGTCTGCAGATATAAAATTAGCATCTTTTCTTAATTGTGTAACTTGTTTAGGATTTACAAACATAACTTTTTCTGTATTTAACTCTTCATCAAATACATCTACTGCATCAACTATTCCGTCATAATTTATAATTCCGCTTGAACCATCATAAATTAATTGTGCATTAAATAAAGCATCTATTGCATCGTTATCTACTTTAGAAGCTATTGATTTTGCTATTTGATTATTTGTTTCTCCTACAGGATTACCATATCCTGATAATACTGCTTCGTCTGTTAGTTCTCAATTTGTTATCCTATAGGCTTTTTATCCTATAGTTCTTATAGTTTCCTATAAGTTCAGCATATATTTTCACCTTCAACTTTACTTGCTAAGGTGTTAACCACTCGTGGGAATATTTTATTCTATACTTTTTTCAATAAAAAAGCATAGGTTCAATTCCTATGCGTTACGGTGACTAAGACTTTTTAACTTCTTAGTTTACCTCGGTATTAGCATAGCAATTTTAATATAAATTGCTTTAGCCTCTCTTTATAATTAATTAAATAAATCTAAAATGTTTATTACCAGTCGACTTTCTTTTACCTTTACAAACAGCACTAATATTTGAAGCATCTAGGTTTAGTTTTTTTGAACATTCGGTTATACTATCAAATATTTCCCCAGTTTCAATGCATTCTACTTTTTTAGTTCCCATTTTACAAAAAGTATTGCCTTTTTTAAAAGAAGTTTCATTTGCACCTAAACCTTTAGTACCTTTTCCATAAGTTATATTTTCACCATTTTCAACTGTGTTATATTTTTTAATATAATATGTTTCTAATTCATTAGCTTTATCTAAATCAGTAGTTTCTTCTAATAAATGTATTGTATAATATTTTCTATTTTCAAATCTTCTTTTATGTTCACTTAATCTAACACTTAATTCTCTGTTTGTTTGACCTACATAAACAATTTCATCTAATTCATTTTTAAGACAGTATATTCTATATATCATAAATATATTTCATTCCTTTCTTAATTTATTAATTATATATCTGTTAAACAGACCGATTTTGGTTAATTTATTACTTCTTTATTTCTAAAGAAGACGGCAGAATTAATTTACCGCTTTCATAGCTTTTTTTACTGTAGCAGTTGTTGAAGTAGTAGTTAGTTTAACTGTTTCTGCTGCAACACCTTCTGCTACATCTACTGCATCTCCTATATCATTTACATTCATACAAGGTCGTTAATCTTGTATCGTTCTCTTATGAACTGCTATATATTACTATATAGATTAGACTATATCATCAACTCCTTGAGTTGCCCTCCATTTCCACCCACTTGGGTGTACGCCTTTCGGCTAGTCGTTGAACGTTATTCATTAAATATATATTTAATGAATCTTCGCTGCTGATTGTCCTAAAGTGAGATGAACTCTTTAGGAGTTTCCAGCAATTAAAAGGGTTTGCAATACATATCACTATGTAAAGGCGCATATAGTTTACGCATATTGTGGAACTGTTATAGTATTTCCTGGTTGCCCTACTAATGTAGTATCTATTTTAGCAAATGGTGTAACCACTAATTTTTTTTCTATTTTGGCTGAAATCATATCTGCCATTACTTCTGGATTTATTAAATCTGCAATTTTTGTTGTTGCCATATTATCACCTTCCTATTATTTTAATTGATTATACAGTTCTTTATTAGAGTTGAATAAATCTACTCTTTCTTTATAAGTCATCTTATTAAATTGTTCTTTTGTTATTGCTCCATCACCAACTCTCGGATGATTACCTGTTCCTCCAGTATTTCCTGGAGCTGGATTTGATGTATCAAATAAATATCCATCGCTTTCCTTCAATGCAGTTAATTGCCCTTCTAAGCCTTCTAATTTACCTTCATTAAATTTTATATTATCTAAATCTAGTAAAGCTTTTAAAGCCTTAGCATTCTTACATTTATTGTCTTTTAATGCACTGTCTAATGCATAATTAAAATCCTTTTGTGCTGATTCTTTTTTCAGATTTTCTATTGTAGCTTCATGATCTTGTATTGTTTGTTGCAATGCTTCATTGTCTTTATTATTTTTCTTCAACTCTGTTATAGTTGTATTTGCAGCTTTTATTTGTTCATCTAAATCAGCCTTTTGGCCTTTTAATTTCGTATATCTTTCATCTGCATTTTCTAAAGATGTAGTATATATTTTTTCTTCTTTCATCTTTGCAGTAATGTTATTTATTTGTTCATCTGTTAAGCTTTGTGCTTTTAATAATTCTTTAAATTCCATATTTCCTCCTATATTTACACTTTTTACAAGTCCGTTTCTTGAATATAGTTTTTAGTTTATTCTTTTACGTCTGTAAACTAAAAAAAGACATAAAAATAAGGCTTTACAGCCATTTACATCTTTTCTTATACTTCTTATAGTATTTTTTATAAAAAGGTGATTTCTCACCATTTGTTGCTAAATTAAATAAGATTTGTGGACTTGTAACCCAGCCCATTTTTACCCCTATTTTAAACAATAAATCTCTCATATTTTAACCTCCCATGCTTCAAACCATTTATCAAGCTTTTCATTTTTTCCACCATTAGTCCAGTCTTTTAATTCTTTTGCTATATCTTCTAAATTTTCCTCTATGACTGGTAATAAGGTGCATCGTCCTAACGGTCACGGATGGTCGAGTGGAATATCCTCGACCTTAAACCTCTTTCCGTTTCGTTCTTTACATAAATCGCATACATTATCGTCTGTTCCGCTTAGCCATTCAACTTTTTCTACATATGGATTATGCTTAGCACTTTGCCTTGTTGCTTCTTGGTATGCATGATTTATATATGTATTTGCCAATCTATATGAGTTAAATTCAACCTTATTTTTACTCTTAGGATGAATAGTAAACTTTTCGTATTCCTTTTTATAATCTGGATTAACATAAGCTTCTAAGTCTTTAGCTATCTCTTTACTACCTTTTCCACTAATAAATCCATCTGTAAGTATATCGTTTATGGTCTTTACAGTCTTTTTATGATTGCTCCAAAGTCTGTCAGAAAGTTTTATGTTATCTCCATACATTTTGCCTGTAATAACATTATCTAAAACTTGCTTGTTTACTTTTATAAACATATCTTCAAAGCTACTAGAAAGAGGTTTACATAAATCACTGTAAAACTCTACTTGGCTTTGTGTATAGCCTTCTACGGTGTTTGCTATAGCCTTTTCTATATCTTTATTAAGTCTTTTATTTAGTTTCTTATATTCTTTTTCTAGATACTTAGCAGTTTGTCTTAAATAGTCATATGTCATCGTATCTGGATTAACTAGAGCCAATCTTTTAATTAGATTATTTGCTACTCTCTTATATGCTTTTTTTATTTCTCTAGTCATCTCTTTTTCAGTTTTATTCTTTTGTTTAAAAAAATTATTCAACTGAATCACTCATTCCAGATACATAACTTTCTTCTAGCATTTCTCTTTCTAATG